ATGAGTGCGAAACATTCCAACGTGAATTGGGTGCTATGGGTTATAAGTTCCAATTCATTACACTTGCAGGCTTCCACAGTGTAAATCTCGCCACATTCGAATTAGCAGAAGCATACAAAGAAAGAGGCATGGCTGGTTATAGCGAAATGCAAGAACGTGAGTTTGCTGCACAAAGCAGAGGGTTCACTACAGTTAAACATCAACGTGAAGTTGGCGTTAGCTATTTTGATTTAATTAGTGAAGCAGTAGGAGCTACGTCAACCGTAGCAAACAAAACATCAACAGAACATGATCAATTTTAAAAATGAGCAAAGAACAATATAATTTACACAAACAAACTAATTATTTAAAAAGGACAATGTTTTTAGATCCAGAAGGACCTGTAACTGTACAAAGATTTGAAGAAGTTAAGTATCCTAAAATCGCAAAGTATGAAGAAACAGCACGTGGTTTCTTTTGGGTACCAGAAGAAATAACATTGACCAAAGACAAGATAGACCATAAAGATGCAAGTGAAGCAGTAAAGCATATTTTTACAAGTAACCTATTACGTCAAACCGCATTAGATAGTATTCAAGGTCGTGCGCCTGCACAAGTATTTGGTCCTGTTATTAGTATTCCAGAATTAGAAGCATTAGTAAACAACTGGAGTTTCTTTGAAACTAATATTCATAGTAAATCCTATAGTCACATCATTCGTAATGTATACGGTGTACCAAAAGAAGAATTTAACAAAATACATGATACAAAAGAAATTATAGACATGGCTGCAAACATAGGTAGATACTATGAAGATTTGCATCAGATTAACTGCAGAAAAGAAACAGGTGAAACAATACCTGAGATGGAACATATTAAGGCAATATGGTTAGCACTAAATGCTAGTTATGCATTAGAAGCATTAAGATTTATGGTTTCATTTGCAACAAGTCTTGCTATGGTGGAAAACAGAATCTACATGGGCAATGGTAACATCATCAGTTTAATATTACAAGATGAATTATTACATACTGAGTGGACTGCATGGTTAATTAATAACGTAGTTAAGGATGATCCAAGATTTGTTATTGCCAAACAGGAATGCGAAAAAGAAGTTTACAGTCTTTATATGGAAGTTATTAATGAAGAAAAAAATTGGGCTGAATATCTTTTTAGTAAGGGTGTTGTAATAGGACTAAATGCAGATATACTTAAAGATTTTGTAGACTGGACTGCTTTTAATCGATTAAAAGATATTGGAATAAAATATTTAGAGAATCATCCTAAGGTAAGTCCTATTCCGTGGTTTAATAAACACGTGAACATTAACAAAAAGCAGACTGCGCTACAAGAAAATGAAAGTACTAACTATGTTATTGGCGTCATGAGTGATGTAGTTGATTATGAGGCATTACCAGAACTATAAGAGGAAATATGAAAGCAATTGTTTGGAGTAAGGATTACTGTCCTTTTTGTGATAAAGCAAAATCACTTTTAAAATTAAAGGGGATAGAGTTTGAAGAAAGAAACATTAATAAAGATTATACCAAAGATCAATTAATGGAAGCAGTGCCTAATGCACGTACAGTTCCTCAGATTTTTATCAATGATGAACTAATAGGTGGTTATACAGAATTACACAGAAAATTAATGGGATAAACATGGATCTTGACATAAATGAAGTATATTCGTTCAAATTAAATAGCGGAGAAGAATTAGTAGCAAAAGTAATAAAAATCACCGATAAAACCGTTGAAATCAGCGAGCCTGTAAGCATTGCTCCTAGTCAAAAAGGAATAGGCATGGTACCTAGTCTTTTTACTACAGATATGAACGGTGTTTTTAGACTAAATATTAATAGTGTTGCAATAGTTGCAGACACTAATGAACAAGTTAAGGTAAAGTATATCGAAGCTACTACCGGTATTACTGTACCAGAAAAACAAATTATATTAGGATAAGGATGCCACAACTTAGTAGAAAAGGGGATACTGATCAACCAGGCGGCGCAATAATTCGCGGCGCTGGTACAGTATTTGCGAATGGTATACCAGTTGGCTTACATGTAAGTCAAATAACACCACACGCACCATTTGGTACACCTCACCCGCCACATGCGGCTGCAACAACTACAGACGGAAGTCCTACTGTTTTTGCAGAAGGTTGCCCAGTGTTAAGAGTCGGTTCAGGAAATAGCTGCGGACATAGCATCGTTCAAGGCAGTCCTGACATTTTTTGTCCATGAGTCTACAGGGTCAGCAAACACCAAATAGTATAAATCTCTTAGCTTCTTTACTTACAAGTAATGGCTTAACCATAAATAGTACTGCTGCAGGATTTATGGGATCAAGCACAGCCGAGTCTAATTATACTAAAGGAACTATAGGTACATCTACTGTATTAAATAGATTGATTGATTCTATCAATTTAGCATATGGTAAAATAGGTGTAGGTGCAAATGATGTAAGCCAAGCAGTTTATGACGCATTAATATCAATTGGCAGTTCTACTATTCCTGCATTAGGAAATTCTAAGCCAGCTACATACACGACAACAGTATCAAATTCACTAGCAAGATACGGGTTTATAAGATTTCCTGCATTGCAGGCACAAAATGAGTTTGTTACAGGTAGCGGAGCATATAGAGATTTTTGTTTAAGTTTTGTTACTGCAATGTCATTTAGAGACATTACTAATCCAACAATAATTTCATTGGCAAATAGCGTAAATTATCTTCAAGGTGTTTATAGTAACATGAACGATTTGATTACTGCCGATATAACAGGTGTTAATCAATCAACACTTTATTGGGGTCAAGATTTAATAAATTTAGGTAGAGCAATTGATTTAGCTAATATAGATAAATTTGGAACACCTAGTATCTTATTAAAAACTCTAAAACAGAACAATGCAATATCACAAGCACTATCTTACGCATTACTATTCAATGGGTTAACCACAACTGAAGTTAATAACTTTTTAAATGGCGGAGAAATTTCTCCTTCACAAGAACAAAAAATTTATAATGCTTTTGTTTTAATTACAGGAAATGATTTAACCGATGTTTTAATACCATTGAACGTGCAAACAACTGGATTACGCTCATTAGCAGATTTATTAAATCCTATAAAATTATTTCCTAATAGTTATGCAAGTTTAACTGTACCAAGATACAATACGACCTCTTCAGCAGCCAATAGTAAAATTTACTATAATATATACTCTAGTGGGGCATTAAGCCCAAATGTAAGAGCTTTTAACTATGGTACTTATTTAATTTCTATATTACCGGATGATGTAAGAATAGCATGTGGTGCATTTTCTTCAGCTATGATGCAAATTAGAAATATACAATCTGTTCCTATAGAAAGGTTTGCACAAGTTGTAACCAATCTAGAAACTGTAAGTGGACTCAATGTGAATGGATCAGATGGTACTCCAGTAAATACAGCAGCGGTTAATAGTGCAATTAGTGCTATTGCTTTGGGTTCAGGAACAAATGGTATTTATTTGGCTACAGACTTTTTTGGTGCAATGTCAGGATTGAATTATAATTACGGTAGAATACAACAATTAATAGTTCAACTACAATCAACAACTCTTTCGACAATTTATACAAACATTTTTAATAAATTGTCTGGCGCAGGTCCATACAACACAGACCTTACTACATTTATAAATCAGGCAAATACCGAAATTACAACAATTAGAAATAATAATTCAAGTGCGTCAACTGAATTGAATACTTTATGGAGTCAAATAGGAACTAATTTGATGAAGGAGACTGCCTCTAGACTAGCAGCACTCCCTTCAAATGCAACGGCTACAACAAGTAGTATAACTTCTTTTGTAGACAACTATAATTCGTATGCTTTGGATACTGGGCAATATCAATCTGCTGCAGTTTTAGAAGCTATATCGAATACAACCAACTTAGGAGGACAAAGTTCAATAGCATTATTGCGTGAAATTCGAAACGCAAACAGGTTAGGATTGTGTGGTTTAGAACTTGACAATAACATTAGTAATAGTCAAACCGTAACTCCGCAATCCACTATAGGGAATGTAACAAGAGTGACAGGTGCAACAACCGTACCTGGAAGTTTTGCAGGATCACCAGACGTTGGTCTAGTTCCCTCCAATTTAGATATATTCAATATATCTACATCTGTCTCAGTACCAACACAAACTCCAAGTCAAGCATTGCAAGATGTATTAGATTGCAATTGTGACTGCTGGGACAATCTTTGAATTGTGATCTTAACTTAATAATAAGTTAAAACCAAAATTCTTGTCTTTTAATAGAACATAGTGTATACTATCGTTCGGAAAGGAAAATTATG